CTTTTACATTTTTGATGTTTCCAGACTCAAGTTGCTCTTGAATAAACTTTGACACCCCAAGCCTAAAATGTTCTTTTTCTGATTTTGTTGCACTACTTAAAAATGACTCAACATTTTTAGCGGTCATTTTTGTTCCAAAAATACTTTTACCCATATCCAAAGCGTTTATTAACGCAGTATCGCCAGCAAACTCAGCCCGTGCAGCGGCATACGCTGGATTTGCCTCATCAAGAATATTTACAAATGAGTTTTTAAGGTTTGTTAAACGCCTAACCTCACCCCATTTACCTTTTGTAATTTGAGAAGATATTGAATCATCTAAAATAATTTTTGTTTGGTCTAAAACCCTGTTGAAAGCCTCTGGACTTAAATCAGAAATTTCCAATGGAACCTTTTGACTCTTTCCGTTGATTTTAACAGTTTTCGTATATGGTATTTTTATTCCAACTTCAATATCATCTCGAACGTTGTTAATCGCTTTGTTTAAAATTTTGTTTAATGTAGGTAGCCTTCCCTTGCCATGAAAAAGTTTGGACACAGAAGAAACAACATCTTCATCTGGGATAAAATCTTTGTAAGCAGTTTCGTAAAGTTCTTTTGCGGTTTCTGCTCTTGTTTGCTTTAGGGTAAAAGCAACTTTGTCGGCATCCCCAGTAGGCAGCGCTTTTTCAGCAACTTGACTAACTCTTTGAGGTGCAGCGGCGGTTCTTTCTCCAATTTGCTCAAGAGCTTCTTCTCTGGTTTTTCCCATGCCAGAAACTGCCTGACGAACTAGCGGCAAAACGCCCTCCCCATACTCGCCCGCAGTTTGCTCGGCAAGGGTGATGGGGGAAGTCTCTGGTATAGCTTCCTCTAAAATTTCTGGTGTAATGTTTAAATCTGACATTGCTCTTTGTGAACGCTTTAAAGCCAATTCTTCTGGGCTAGAAAAAAGCCTTCCTGCAACATTTTTTCCCACATTATAGACGCCCTTTCCAACAGCGCCAAGAAGAGGCGGTGCTACACCGATAGCAGTCCCAATGCCCGCTCCAAACGCCTCCTGACCCTCGCCAGACAAGCCATATCCACCTGCTGCACCAAAACCCCCTCCTAGCGCAGTTTTCGCAAGAAGACTTTTACCCTGAGGAAGGGCAAGAGCAAGGGGTAACATAGCAAGCCCTTCCGAAGCAGCGCCGTATCCTCCAGTCATGCGCCGCGCCTCAGCAATCCTACCTTCAGCTTCTTGACCAATCGCTTTTGTAGGAGCGCCCAATAATGTGGCATTTGCAGCCAAAAGGTCTAGTGCTTGAGCTTCTGGAGTTCTTGGCCCAAGAGGAGAAAAAGCACCGATAGAAGGGCTGTACTCAGCTAAGGCTCGTTTACGTTTAAAATCCAACGCATCCCCACTTGCCTTAGCCGACGCATCGACTGACTCTGCTTTTTGATTTCCAATTTTTATTAGGTCTTGAAGCGTTAAGTCTGACATTACTTACCTTCCTTCCCCAACTCTATAGCATTTCTTTTTTGCTCTTCGGTTAAGGCGTTCCAGCCAGCATATGTGCCGCCGTTTTCCGCCCAAGTATTAGGCATGAACAATCTTTTGCTTGCTTTTGGAACTTCCCCCCTTGCCCAAGAATCTCTCCTTTGCTGCTTTCCAAGAATAAGAGCAATTTTTTCCTCTCTAATATTTTGTATTGTCTGTTTAAGCAAAGTTGGGTTTGCAAACCAACCCTCAATATTAGTTCCCATTGCGGCAATTAGACGTTTAGCATCGTTTTCAGTCAAAACCCCAGGGCCAAGAACCTCTACCCTTATTCGGCCAAGTGTACTTTGTTGCTCCGCCCTCAAAAACTGAACAACTTTTTGACGTTCAGTTAAATCCTGCCCAGAAAAACTGTTAAATGCAGCCTTAATTTTTTCGGTTACAAAACTAACCCCCTTGAGACCCATATCCTCAGCCTGCTCTGCAAGAGCGCCAAATCTGTCAAGACCAGCTAGAGCTGATTGCTCCTCAGCTATCTTAGAGTCAAGTTTTTCAATTTGGCCAACACCAATTTTCAAAATGTCTGCCTTGCTAACAAAATCTTTTGTAAATGCATCTGTTGCTATTTTTGTTCTCTCTCCCTCTAAATCCGTCATATACAAATCTTCTTTACCATCAATAGTAACAGATTGTATTGTTACCTCATCTCCAGCGTTTTTTCCGCCGAACGGTTTGGTAAGTACAACAGAAAACGGAGCCTCTGTTTTTACTTCAGATTTTTCTGACTCTGGCTTTACAAGTGAAAAGTTAGAAAGAGGGGATTTTGTTTTTATGTCTCGATAAGAGATGTTTCCAAATTTATCTTTATATTTTTCAGCCGTAACTGGCTTATTGTCTATATAAACAGTTTTAAAATCCTCAACCGTTCCAGAAACCATCTCCCCCTTGGGCATTACTGGAGTTTTGTAAAGGGTAATATTAGGGTCAGAAACGGCCTCAAAATACTCAGGGCTACCTTGGGAAAATTGACCTACAATATTTCCGCTTTTGTCTGTACCAATAAATAAATCTTTTAAAGAGCCAGCCTTTAACTTTCTTTCCTCTGCACTAAGTTTGCCTTCCGCAACAGCCATTTCACGCTCAAGAAGACCTCGTTTAAACTTACGCTCCTGCTCCTCCTGTGCAGCAATATTGCCAGCCAACAAGCCCTGAGCCAAGCTAGAGCCAAGGGAGATAGGTGTTCGGCTTGGGCCTTGCAACAAAGAAGCGCCCAAAGCAGACAAGCGAGCAGATGAACCCTCTCCAGTAAATGCGTCACCAATACCTCTTGCTACGCCACCCAGCCCAGATGAAACACGCTGGCCGATGCTTGGCGACGATGTCGGCCCTTGATACATTGAACCAGATGTTAGTGGCAATGCCGCCTGTTGAGCAGCCATTCCACGAATAGGAGACACACCCATAGGCTGGCCCCTAAACGTATTGCCTTGTAACAATCCGCTTTGCGTAGATGGAAAACGACGAGTCTGTAATAAATTGCCTAAATAATTCACTAGAATTGTCCTATCAAACCACCAAGAAGACCAGCATAGGCTTTTTCTTGCCAGCCAGCTTTGTCGCCCAAAGCTCCAGCAAGAGACGCAGCACCACCAAGGAACTGTTGACCCGCGCTTGGCTCATAGTAAGGCGTAACCTGAGTTGTCGTACCGCCCATTGGGAAGCCAGCAACTAGATTCTGATATTGCTGTAACTGCTGCTGCGGAGAGAGCTGCTCATACTGATAACGCCGCATTGCTTCATCAATACCCATTTGACCCATTTGCTGACGCTGTGCGCCGACTTGACCAAGCTGACCAATGTCATAATAATCTTGGGCAGCCATTGATGGAGCTAACTGTGCAGCTTGCATAGCCTGCTGGCGCTGCGTTGCATAGTCACGATAGGCTAGGTCAGCAGCTACGTTGCCAAGAGTTTCAGTCATGGCGCGTGTGCCTGCGGCTGAACCTGTGCGACCACGTTGAGCCAAAGCACTTTCCATACGTTGCTGTACAGGGTCTAGGGCGCGGTTAATCGCGCCAGTTAATAAGCCAGACTGTGCAGGTGGAATGTACTCTCCTTGAGCGCCAGTAGAACCTAAGAAAGAACCCAATGTTGTTTGAGCCTGTTGTGTAAGCGGGCTACCAGCCAGAGCGCGTTGCTCTTGCATACGCATTGCCTGCTCTTGCTGCGGTGTGAACCCAGCATAAGTCTGACCTTGGTAAAACTGCGGCGCACCTTGCTGATACTGACGCAGAGCTTCCGACATACCGTACTGTAAAAACGGCTGTGCAAACTCGCTAGGCGCTTGGGTGCTGGTGGTTTCTGTTGTATTAACTGCCATATCTATACCTCTGGCTTTAATTTACACGCTTACATATGGTTTGTAAACGCTATCCTAAAATAACATATCTGTATGTTTTATCTGTTTCATTATTAGGCAAATGGTTAATCGTTGCCTGACCTTTTGCTTTGTCTGTCACATATAATTCAAAGGCTGTTCCGCTGCCCTGAGACGGTGCAATCATGCTTACTTCAACGGCAACTGATGGTATTGATGGCATTGAAAATGGCGAGGTAATCGCATTGTACGCCTCAAGATAGACATCAGCGTGTTCTGCCGCCCCAACAATTTCAACGTAATCTCCAGCCGACAAATCAAGTGGGTGGTATACTGTAACAGGCATATATCCATCAATGCTGCCGTGATGCTCAACAACAGCGAATTTAGTGGCACTGTGCGGCAAGTCTGTGCCGTTTACACGCAGCCACATATACCCATTTCTAATTTGCGAGTCTTGGTTCACAAAAAGTGCTGACGCTTGGATGTTGTATAACCCAGCATATTCAACCGTTATTTGATTAGAGGATAGAGACATACCATAGGAATACTCTTCCTGCGTAATTGTAAGAACCTTTGGCGTATTAGCTGCAAAGGTTATGTCTGCGTCTTGTTCAAAAACTCCGTACGGATATTTGTTCGACGCAGCAGCAGACAAAGTAATAGGCTCAAATAAAATAACCGAATCTGGCCCAATGCGAATATCTTCAAGCAAGGTAGTTGTAGCTCCAGATGCTGCAAGCGTAACAGTTCCAGTTGAGTTAATTTTACCCTCAACCAAATTGTTGACGACCTCCGCTACCTCACGAGGTGTGCCACCCATGTTTTGAAGTCTGCGGTATTGATTAGCCATTATCGACGACCCATAACTCCAGCATCAACATCAACGCCCTGCGCCTTCTTCCATTCGCCAGTTAGGTTTAGTCGCACCCTGTGATAACGTCCATTGGAACGCACTGGGCAAAAGTTATCAGCGTTAAGAGAAGATGCGGAGCCGTATGTGTAGGTGTCAATTTGACGATTGCGAGAGGCAACTTGAGCCGTCACAGAACCAGATGATGCACTTTCTCTCAGGGTAACATAAGGGACAATATTGTTTATTGTAGAGTGAAAACCAGTCTTAACTTCAAACTCACCAGTTTCAACTGTGCCATTCAATATGTCTCCCGTGAACGCTTGAATTTTGTTGTCCTTTGAGGCCGCAAACAAAAACTCGCCACTTCGATATATAGGGCCATCCAAAGAAGCAGGAAGAACATCAATAGAGCCAAAAGCAGCGTCAAGAGCTTCAAGAGTGTAGCCAGCAGTATAAACAGGAGCAACAATATCGACGGCAATCGACGCAGTAGACCACTTGCCAAGCGCGTAGTTGTAGATAATAAGTTTATCAGGTAGGCCATTTGTGGAAGATTTACTCGCATAAGACCAAACAATAATTTGACGCAATGGGTCAGCAGAAGCACTCATATTTCCTGCATACGCGCCATCCCAATCCTCAAGGAAAAAACGGTCAACTTTCTCCGCTCCAATAGGATTAGACTTCTCTCCATCAAACATATAAAAGCCATCGTCCGCAAGATAAAATACACTGTGACCTACATTGCAAACACTACCCGCAACCTTACAGCCACGCACTGTCTCTACCTTGTCAAACTGAAATATAAGTGGCGCACCGATATAGGTGCCTCTTACAATTCCCTTTTCCATCAGTATGGTGGCGTATTCTCCGCCGACCATACCCGTAACATCCCCCATGTCTTGTATGTCTTGGTAGTCAGCTTGTGTTGAGGAGGAAATAACCCAATTTGTTGCATCGTTAATATCTGACCACTGAACGCGATATGGCTTGTTACCATCTGTTGTGTCGTTGGTGAAGCCAGTCATCACAAAGTCGCGCACCACAGAAATGTACTTAGCTTTAGGTGCGTCAGCGGAAAGGTCGGAAAACAAACCAGATGCAGCGGCTGTAATGGTTTGAATGGGGTCAGCAAAGTTTGTGCTAATTACAGCCTCACCAAACTGCACAAAGCGGGGGCGGTCGTTTGCGCCAGTGCTGTAGTTGCCAGACTTGCTAATGTTTTCAAGTAAACCATTGCTACCGTTAAACTGATAAATTTTTGTGCGGCCAGCGGCGTACAGCCCTACATTCCCGTTGTCATCGGCGGCTGCAAACATACCAACAATCACCTCATCAGCGGCGGCACTAATTGGGGAAATATCCTGCATACTCTCGTAACCCGTAGCGGCGGGAATTACGTTATTTGCTACGGTTGCGCCAGAGCTACCAAACGCAGGCTGGTCGGGTAAAAAATCCCCAAATCTAATCATTGCCAATTCCAACTTTCATTTTCATCAGACACTATTGTCCAAGTTTCACCTTCACCTATTACCTCAGACCATACCTCACCTTCGTCTGAAATAACACCCCACAATCCCCCAAGCCTCTCGGCCTCAACAGTACTCGTAACAACAGGTGCCATGGAAATGTTGTTTGCAAAGATTTCAAAATTACCTTTTGCATCTGGAATAATTGCGAACACCTCAAGGTCAGCAGAACCCAAAAAGATAATTCCGCCACGGGCGACGATTGATGCAAGCGCAGAAAGCGAGCTTGCACCTAGCACTAATGTTCCACCAGCAGCAGAAGCTGACGATAAAACGCTTAGACTGCTTGCGCCA